CGTCTTTTTTCATAGATATAGGCCACCAGCTCGACGAATCGAGCTGCTACCCTTTAAAAATGGAAAAACTTACTATGATCACACATACTCGTATTAAAACACATAAGATCACCTCCGCCATCAATGCAGCCAGGTCACTCCTATGTGTTTTCATAAAGTAATAGCTAACATAATAATAAGCTGAGAAAATACTGACGCATAAAATAAAGTACAAGACATGCTTATTTTATTTCAAGACAAACTTCCTACATTTGTTTCATCCCCAACAATGTGTGTAGATTTGGGGCAACATCTTCGACAGTGTGTCTTTCCGTGTTTTCTCCCTGCGCGCTTGTTCTGCCATCCAATCCAAACAACCGTGTCTCAGCCAGTCTAAGTGCGGCTGCTTTCATCTGGAAGTGTGCTTCCTTGGCTCTTGGTGGTGTTTTTGAGGTGACTTCATAAAAATCGAACGCATATCGAGCCAAACTCCTATCCCTCAAGTTCCTTTGTAAACCATACCTTGGCATGTATGGTTCCTTCTGATTTCTCATCTCTATGTAGGCTTCTGCTATGTTTGAAAAATGGTGCATTATTTGCCTAAGTGTTGGTTGTGCGTTCTCAACCATAGGTTTAATTGGATATTCTGTTTGTTCTCCTTCTTCATCTGTCATAGTCCAAACACCTGAAATACTAGGTGATGTTCCATTTTCAATGCACCATACCATCCATCCATTTAAAATAATTCGCATTTCCTCATCATCTGCTCCATACTCTTGTTTAACATGGTTATACCAATTGCTAAACTGCGAGTTTGTTGCTCGTGTGTTAGAAATGCTCAGCTGTGTTGGTTCATATACAAGTAGATGGTCTAAATTTACAACTGCCTCTCCATTCACTTTTGGAACCATCATTTTGTCATGAATCGCTTTCAACTTGGGTATAACAAAGGTCCCAGTTGTGCCTGCGTTAATATCTTTAGCCCCTTGCCGACTAGGTGTGATGCTTGTTGGTTTTGGCACTGCCACAGTTTTACCTTTGTCTTTGTTCTTCTCTGTGTTTTTGTCTTTTGGCTCTTGGTTGGCACCAGCATCTAGAGCTTCTTGATTTACCCCAGTACTAGC